CTGTCCCCTCATTCCTTCGCGCCCCACAACTAAAGCCTACTCCAAAGTCGTTAGGGCGTTACTAACCGATACCCGCCCTTGCGCCGTGTCCAAGTCTTCCAATACCAAGACCGTGCGCGCGTTCATTTGCATAATCGGTTAGACGGGTTTACATTTGTTCTATGGTTGTAACTATTTACGGTGAAGTAACGCGAGCGATGGCCGATAATGTCCGCGCTCAATTATTAAATAATACTGAACCCGTTGAATTAAGAATTGATAGTCCCGGCGGTGATTTACTTGCAGGGCTTAGTATTTATCAAGATTTATCAAACCATAACCCAACTGTTTATATTGATGGAATGGCCGGAAGTATCGCAAGCGTTATAATGCTTGCCGGCTCTGAACGTTATATAAGTAAGACGGGAACAGTCGCAATACACAACGCCCAACAAGTTATTATGATGGAAAGCGGCGATCAAAACAAGTTCAAAAAGATTGCTGACGATTTACAGAAGTTCAGCGATATTATCATAGACGTTTACGAACAAAAAACCAATTTAGACCGCGAGACAATCACACATTTAATGGATATTGAAACCCTTATGCGTTCTGACGATGCAGTAAGCGCCGGGTTTGCAACTTCAATAAGTGAGCCCGTTTCTATGGTCGCACATTTTAACATTCAAAACATGAGCTTATTCGATAAGTATTTTAAAAACAATGTCGATGTAAAAGCGGCGGGTTTGCCTTTAGCACCCGGAACGCAAAACGCAATCGAGGAAGAAGAAGAAGAAGAAGTTATTGAGGCAACTTTTACAGAATCACAAATGCAGATTATCGCGGATATGATTACTGCGGGAATTAGCGCGGCTGTTCCGGCACAAGTTGGCAACTTAGTTGCACATCAGGTAAGCGCTATTCGTAGCGAAGAAGTACCACCAACACAAGCGGCAATTGCAAGCCCTGTTCAAGCGTCTTTTGATTCGTTCGAAGAAACGATGAACAAAATCAATTCGAAATCTGAATCAATTTATAAGAAATAATGGCATCTATTACAAACACACCAACAACAAACGCCGGCACTAAATTACAGGCCGACCTATTAACAGACCTTGTACTAGGTGCAACGACAATAGATAGGGGATTAATGCAAGTAATACAGGGGGCGCAAGACATTATTGAGCTTTCTTTTTTCAATGCAGCAAACAACCAACTTGCCGCGATTGAAACAAACCCAACAACAAAGAACGATTCTTTAAGCAAGACAAAGCAGACCTTTACAATTGCGCCGTTCATGTGGTTTGATTCGTTTTTACCTCGCGTAGACTTTGAAGAAGACTGGCAAGCGTTTTGGCATGGAAACGGAATGAACGACCCAAGCGTTAATGCAAAGGTTCGTGCCGCAATTGTTGACACCGTTACAAAGTCAGTCCAAAACAACCTTGAAAAGTTGATTTGGCAAGGCGACACGGCGGGCTCTGCTCACTTGGCTTTCTTTGATGGTTTTCAAAAGCTGTTCACCGCTGACGGAACTATTAACAAACCGACTGATTTAGGCGTTGCTCTTACCGCTGCAAATATCATTGATGTATTGCAAGCGCTTATTAATGTGACACCCGACGAAACTTTGGAGCTTGAAAAGCCAACTTTTGTTATGAGTCACCGTGATAAGTACCTATATCAGGAAGCTTTGCAAGACCCAACAATCACAAAGGGTATCAATATAATGGATGGCGGCGTAGATCGTTACGCGGGTATCCCTATTATATCAACAGGAATTGCAAAAAACAAGATTTGTTTATTGAACGCCGGAACAGGCGCACAATCAAACTTGAAGGGCGGTACTTGGATGCTAAACGATACGCGAAATTTAAAACTCGCACCTCTTACGGAGTTTAGCGAAGAATGGGGCGTCATGGCTAAAATGAAGTTCGGAGTCGATTACATCTTTCCGACTCAATTTTCTTACTACGACGGAACAACGGCTTAATGGCGAATTGCGACGGCATTGCGATGGGTGCAACAATTAGTTGCACTGATCCTTTGTTAGTTGGAGTTGAGCAAAGGGTATTGCTCGCCAACCTCGACGATGTAGAAAGTTTCACCGCGACAGGTAATTTAATTACTGCAATTACAATGAAGACGGGTAAACAGTTTTACGAATTTGCCGGCGTTAATCAAACGATTAAAGCACGTTGGGAACTTGTAAGAAACGCAACTTCAAATAGTTATAAGCACTTTGTAGATTTGTCGGTATTTGATGTGTCAAGCGCGCAGCAAGACAACATTGAAGCGATGGCTTACAAAGAACAAGTGGCGATTGTTATACAACGCGACGACACAAGCTTAGGTGATAACGCAATTTCTGTTTATGGCCGGAATAGTGGCTTACAGTTATTGACGGGTGCTAGGGATTTAGGCGACACCGAAAGCGGCGCGGCGGCTGTTCTTAATTTGGGAACGCCTGACGAAGGGTATATCGAACCTAATATACCAAGTGCTTTTCAAGCTACCGATTACGCGGGAACGCTTACGGCTATTGATGTTTTACTAGCGCCGGCGGTGTAATGAATCGCAAAACAATACAAACAAAAGGGGTGCGATCTGCACCCCTTTTAAACCCCTTAAAAGATGGAGTACAAAAGTCAGTTCCTAAAAAAATTAGCCTTAAAAAGAAGCGGGCAACCCGAAAGCGTCGTGAAGCCGCAACCAAAATCCAGCAAACCGAAGAAAAAGAAGTCTAAAAAATGAGTTCTTACCACCTAATAACTAACACGCCGGTAACAAAGAGACTTCCGGAATATCGCATGTCAATGCATGACGTCACGGCATACGGAAGCGATAACCTTTACCCGCAAAGAATGCGTGAAGTAATGAATATTAGCCCAATAACTAAAAGCGCCGTTGGATTAATAGCTAATTTTATTAGGGGTGACGGGTTCGAGAATGGCGACATTGAAGTAAATAGATTTGGTGAAACGGCCAACGATATTTTACGCAAGATTAGCGAAGATCAAGCCTTATTTAATGGGTACGCTTTGCACCTAAACAGCAACGCGGCGGGTAAGGTGATTGAAGTACAAACGGTAGACTTTGAGTTTTGCCGCCTAGGTCTTGCGAACCAAAAGGGTATTATTAAAGATGTCAAAGTATCGAATAATTGGGAGAACTCAAACGGCGAAATACTACCGGATAGTAGCAAAGTATCGCCGGTTAAATACAAGCTATTCGACCCGCGCACAAACGGCGAGGAAGCGTTAAAAAATCAAAAGGGTATGTTATGGTATAGCGTCCCTAAAAAGAATCATTACCCGCTGTCAAGCTTAGATGCAATCATTGAAACTTGTCATAGCGATCAAGAGTTAGCACAATTTGAGCTTGGCAATTTAGTTAATGGGTTTTTGTCTATGTCGGTGTTCAAGTTCCCAACGGGCGGAGATACGGAAGTAGAAGAGGAAGAACTAAAAAAGAAGCTTAACGGCTTGAAGGGTGCAAAAAATGCGAATAGTATTATAGTTGCCGCGATTGACGAAGATTCAGAATTTAGCGGTAACCTAGTTGAACAGATACCCGCAAACAATAACGATACCTTATTTATACAAACTACCCTAAACGTAAAAAATAGAATTTTACAGAATTACGCTTTACCGGCCGGGTTAATGGGTATGCTTCCAGAAGGTTCTGTATTCACGGCCACACAATTAGCTGATGAATTTACCTACATGAATTTAAGGGTAAAGGACGCGCGAACGATGATAAGTAAGCACTTCGAAAAAATGGGTCTTCCCGTTGGCCAAATAAAACCAAATCAATTTGAAAGCTCCCAAATGTTAGAAGAAAATGCCACTATTACAGGATGATTTATTTTTTGGTCGCGCTGACTTAGCCGACTTTAGAGAAATTAGCGCCAATATCACGGACGCTACATTTGAAATATTCATACGTGAAGCGCAAACTATTGAAGTGCGCGGCTTTGTTGGCAATGAGCTCTACCGACTTTTATTAGATGATTGGAACGGCACGGACTTCGACACACAAAGATTTGCTGACTTGTGGTATGGTGTAGACTACACAAACAGCGAAAGCAAGCCGGTTCGATTCAACGGCTTAATGAGCGCGGCTATTTACTTTAGCTATTCGCGCTTTTTATTACAACAGCAAAACAACGTTGACCGGTTCGGCGTGTCTCAATTGAATAATGAGATAAGCGAAAGCGCAACCGCGCCACAAGTTAGAGGCAAAGCGGGTGAAGCGCGTCAGGTCGCTATGCGTTACCAAAACGATGCAAAAACATTCCTTTTAGATAAGGCTACCACTTACCCGGAATGGGCAGATTCACAAAGCAGAACGCCCAAAACTTCATCTTTCGGATTCTTTAAAGTATAATATTTATACTATTTATTGTTTTTATTGTTTTTATTGTTAGCTTTACACTTATGAGTGACAAAGCAAATGATTTACAAATACTATCAAGCGAAGATTGGATCAAATTCGGCTTTCAGGATGGGTGCTATTTTGTCGATATAATAGGCAAGAAAGTTACTTGGTTTGGATATGATGCAATAAGCGCAAAACAATTTTATAATGAAGCAATTAATAATCGAGATTCCAAAGGAATTACACGCCAAGACGAAAGCGAAAGCAGCGATCGAGGGCAAGACAATTAAAAATTTATTAATAACCCTTTTAACTAATTACACAAAATGAGTGAATGGCTAGACAATGACTATGAAGTTCCCGCTAGCGGCGGTGGAGCTTACACAAAGTTTCAAGATGGAGCTAACAAGCTTCGAGTTTTAAGCCGACCGGTGACGGGTTGGGTACGTTGGGAAGATAACAAACCAATTAGAACCAAAGCAATGCCGACGGCGGGCGAAGACATTAAACACTTTTGGGCGTTCCAAGTTTGGAATTACTCACTTAATGAATTGCAGATTTGCGAGATAACGCAAGTAACTGTAATGAACGCAATCAAGCAAATTACAACAAATCCGGCTTGGGGCAATCCTGAAGGCTATGACCTGATTATTACAAGGAGCGGGCAAAAACTTGATACGAAATATACGGTACAACCAGAACCACCAACGCCAACACCGCAAGAGGCTTTGCAAGCGCACTTGGAAGCGGCGGTAGATATTAATAAATTGTTTTTAGGCTTAGACCCGTTTGAAAAGTGACCTATACAATAGAAAAAGACGGCCGGGTAATTAACAAGTTTGGCAAGGTGTTGAAACCTTATTTAAGAGGCGCTAATAAAGATAACCTATATTTAACGGTTAGACTTTACGCGAATAAGACAAGTAAACATAAGAAAGTGCATAGATTAGTTGCTGAAAAGTATCTAGCTAATCCGGATAACTTGCCTCATGTTAATCATATAAATGAGGATAAATTAGATAACCGGGTTGAAAATTTAGAATGGTGCACGGCTGAATATAATATTCAGCATTCAGCGCCTAAACTAAACGCGGCGCAAGTGAGACAAATAAAACTAGCCTTGCAAAACGGCCAAAAGCAAAAGAGTTTAGCGGCTCATTTTAGAGTAACTCCATCAATGATAACATTGATTAATACTAACCTAAGATGGAAAGACATAAAAATATAGGAACAATGAAACCCGTACAAGTAACCAAAGACATTCTAAAATTAAGCAAAGAGGACTTAACCAAAGAAGCGGTAAGAAATGCAACCGAAGTGATGGCAGCAGACAACATACAACCGGTTGTATTAATGGCACAAGCCAAAAAAGCGGCGCTATACCTCAAACATTTTATTGACGAATTAGAGCCGCAAACCCGCGAAGACGTTTACCAAGAATTAGCCGGAACAACACAAATAGAATCAGATATTTACGGCGTTGTTTTTTCAGTAAGTCAAACCGGCGACCGGTACGACTACGACAAAGACCCCAAATATTTAAAGATGAAACAAGATTTGGCGGAGCGGGCAAGATTCTTAAAGAGTATTGCCATAAGTAAGAATACAATTGCGGACGCTGACGGTGAAGTATATCCTATAATAGGGATTAAAACGCCAAGCGCGGAGGTACTTAAAACCCGGATAAAATGAAAGCGCCAACACTTGAAGAAATTGTAAAGCAGTTCAACGTTAAAGGAATTGACGACATGAACGAAGCCGAAAAGTTCCTTAATTACTATGAATCTTTAGGTTGGAAAATACGCGGCAAATATCCGATACGATCTTGGAAAGCGTGTGTAAATGGTTGGATTACTAAGATGAAAGATTTTAACCCGTCTAAACATAAAGAGTCATTTACCTATCAAGAAGTTGTTTTTATCAATAACGACCGAAACGATAAGCGCACGTTTTCACAATTCGAACGCACAGATAGTGGAACATGGGTATTAAGATAGAACTACCGGGAGAGATAGAAATGGTCGCTTACATTAATAAGCAAAAACCCGGTACGTTGCGCCCTCTCGATGTTGGGAGGGCGTTTTTAGATGGCGACATAGACGAATTTGAATACCGCCAATACTTAGATGATTTAAGCAATTTATATATAATCTTTAAAAACTATGAACGGTAAAGCAGCGCGACAAAAAGGGCATAGCTTCGAACTATGGATAGTAAACCGCCTAAAAGCTTTAGGATATGAGGCCGGAAGCAGTCGAAACGAAAGTAAGAAGCTTGACGCTTTGAAAGTGGATATAGTAGATAATACTAAATTTTACATTCAAGCGAAAGCGGTGGAAAAATTGGGCAATCTGCATACAATTTTAGACAGTATGCCAACGGGTAAAACGCCGGTAGTATATCACAAGCGAAACAGGCAAGGCACTATTGTGGCAATGAAATTAGAAGACTTTGAAACTTTATGCTTATGACCTATACACCACAACAAGTCTACGCCGCTTGCCGGGCGCAGATCAAAAAAGAGCAAGAAGAAAAAGAAAAGTATAAACGTATAAACAACCGATCTAATAAATGGACGTCAAAGAAGCAATAGCCTTTTGCGAGGCAAAATTAGAGGATGACCTTATGGAGCTATCCGAAAAAGATAGAATAATGGTTTATCTAAATATGAAAGAGTTCGAACTTCCAAAGAAGCAGCGCGAACCATACATTGATGAAGAGTCAGAAAATAAAAATATCACAGTAACCTACGTAAATGCAAGCGACAAGAGTACACAAAAGTCTAATAACAAGTCAAAAAAGAATTAACGCTTTTCGCGGTGGTGCGCGTAGTTCGAAAACTTGGTCAATTTGCCAAGTAATAGCCATTTGGTTAGTAAGCGGCAAGATTGGTGAAAAGGAATATAAGACCGGGAGTTTTTCGGTAATACGGCAAACGTTGCCGGTACTTAAAAAGTCAGTCTATAAGGACTTTATAGAAATATTGCACCAAATCGGTAAATATAGAATTGTCAATCATTCTAAAACGGCGCTAGAGTTTACATATCGAGGGCGTGAAGTCCGGTTTTTTAGCGCTGATGATCAGAACAGCGAGAAACTAAGAGGCTTGCAACATACTTTTTTTTATATGAATGAAGCAAACAGCGTGTCTTTTGATGCTTTCAATCAGTTGCTAATGCGAACAGAACAATTTTGTATACTTGATTACAACCCGGCCGGCATAGCGAATTGGTGCAAAACTCACATTGAAGAGGATAGATTAGAAAGGGGGGAGGTAAAATTAGATGTAAGTACATATAAAGACAACCCGTTTTTGCCTAAAGCAATGGTAAATGAAATTGAAAATCTTTACCATACCGACCGTGATTTATGGGAGGTTTACACGCTTGGCAATTGGGTAAACCCTAGAAACCTAGTATTTCAAAACGTTACGCTTATTTCATCAATGCCTTACGAATATGATAAGGAATTTTTTGGTATTGATTTTGGCTATATAGACCCGGCGGTAATTGTGCGCGTCCTAGTTAAGGGGGATAATATCTACATACAAGAAATTTTGTATAGACCCGGCATAGAAGACATGCACGAAATCGCTTCTATCATTCAATTGCAAGGAATTGGCAAGATATACGCCGATCATGAACCGCGAACAATACAACAACTTAGGCGCTATGGCGTCAGGATTAAGAAAGCTAAAAAGGGTAAGGATAGTATTAGGCAAGGACTTGGCTTTATCAGGCAACACAAAATACACATCTTAGAAACTAGCGAAAACGTGGTGCGAGAATTTAGGACGTACCGATATAAAGAAGACGGCGAAGGCGTTGTATTAGATGAACCGGAAGACAAGGACAACCACGCGCCCGACGCGGTGCGCTATGCTTTAAGCTATGCGGAACGTAAAGAAATTAAAATTAGATGAATAAATCAAAATACACAAAATTTAGAGATTGTAAAGGAAGATATCACTACGAAGTAACGCTACCAAATGGGTCAACTCATTTTGTAAGAAAAGAGTTGGGTGATTATTTGCACAGCTTAGAAAGCAATCAAGTAAAACACCATGCATTCATAACGGCTACGGCTAAACAACGTTTTAAATAAATTAGATATGACAACAGAAGAAAGAGAATCAAAATCAGCACAATGGCGAACAGATAACTTAGGTAAAAATGTTGATTTAGCTAATGTTAGCAATTCGGTTGAATGCCCTGAGTGCATGGAAAAAGTAGAGCAGGAAGAGTTAGATATGTTTGGCGGTCTTTGTGAAAATTGCACAACTTAGAAAGCAATCAAGTAAAACACCAGAATGATGAATAAATCAATAAATTGAAATGAAACTAAGAATAGGCAATCACGCCGGGACTGTTCCGGGTAGTTGGGACGAAATGACGGTAAGGCAATATATTGCTATGATGTCAGGAAAAGAGCAATTAGAGATATTAGCGGACGTGAGCGGCATAGACCTTTTGCAAATAGAGAATACGAGCTTAGACTTAGACCCGTTTTTTATTCACATGGCCGGGTTAATACATACCGCGCCCGACCTGTCGAAAAGGAAGCGCAAGCCTATACAGTTAAACGGTAAGACAATAAAACCGGGGGACGTTGGTAAGTTATCATACGCGCAATTAGATCGCATTAAACGCCTTGCAATCGAAGACAATTATATTGAAAGCATACCGGTAGTTTTTGCAATCTATATTGCACCAAGCTTTGAGAAAGATGGTTTGTTTCGTTCGGCGGTACTGAACAACCTCGAAAAAGACGTCAACAACTTGTTAATAAAAGACGTTTTTCAATGGGTTGTTTTTTTTTTCAAGAAATTAAGAAACGCGAGGAAAGATTTGCGGATGTCCTCAATAGTATTCCCTTGACAAACAGCCAAAAGCAAAGCGAACAATGTGCGAAGCTTGCCGGAAGTGATAAGCTATTAACACCGCACGGCGACTTTGCTTTGATTGATGGTTTGGTAAGGAACTATGGCGGGACGTACACACACGAATATTTGTATGATTGCGCCGTTTCATTCATTGAAGAATTAGTAATAATTAACAAAAAGCAAGCTTACATTAATAGCAGAGCCGCGGAGATACAAAGAGAATTGAATAAATGACTATCTTTAGGGTATGGAATGGATTGTAAGACTAGTTTTTTTTATCGGCGGCGGGTTTGCTTCTATGTTTCTAGGCTTTCTAATTATTTACACTAGCGAAAATGAGCGTATTAAGCGACAAGATCAAAACATTAATAGAAAATCAAGCGGCGATTTACATCCGGTCGATTAATATTAACGACCTAAACCAACAGATTAACACCACCGACATTAAAGGCGCGGTAGTTGGCGTACATTCCAACGTACCGGAAGCGGAAAACTTGACCTATTCCGGGACTAATAACGTGCTAGTAAATGAGACTATTGAAGTGCACTATTTGCAGTTGTCACCAATAGACGCCACCGGCGCACAAACGCAAACCATTTTGGACACTTTGCGACCATACGCTGACGGCCTTTTTGATCTATTGCAAGGCGATTCCTTACGCAGTCAAGATGAATCAATAGACGGTTATGAGTTGGAAGCAGTCGAAAGCGTGAAAATTACCAACGAGGTTTTAACGGGTTGGAAACTTTCTTTAACATTCCCGTATTATAGAGAATCTTTCAACTGCAATTTTTCACCGGAAGCGCAAGCGGTATTAGATAGAATGTTTAATCTATCATCTAAGCAGACAAACGCAATAGTACGCTTTGTTGATAGTGAAGTATTAGCGGGCAATTGGGCGTTAACAGATGAATTTTATTGCCTTGCTTTAGGTTGGCCTAATGCTTTGCAAGGCTTTAAGTCTTTAACGGCTACAAATTACGGTGCAACGTTTGACAATACAGGGGCAACATTTGACGGTGTAAGCCAATTTATTGGCAGCGGTATCATTCCAAGTGCTAATACTGACAGGCTTAATGATGTAGATACGCAATGTTTCTGTGTTGAAAATTATGATACTGGAAAAGACAATGCAATTCTATTTGGTGCGTTTCAAAGCACAAAAAAATTATATATGATCCAAAGACCAGCTGCTAATTTGCAAATAAATTATTGGGTAAATCAAGTTTTAGCGTCCGTTTATGGCGTTATAAGTGACTTTCAGAATAATGAGCTTTATGGCGTTAACAGGGTGTTAAATTCAGCGGCACAACTTTATATAAACGGTTTACAAGTTGATTCTGAGACTGACTCAACCGCAGATCAAAACGATATTGAGTTATTTATTGGTGCGAGTGATTCTAACGGGACAGCGGCAAGCCATATCAACGCCAAACTAGGCTCATTCAAATACGGTGCTGCAATCGGCTTTGATCAAGCAGCACACAATACCAATGTAAGACAATTACTCGCTGACCTTGTCTAATCTTAATTCGATATGGCGCGAGTATTTAGAAACCGTAAAAGGCGATATACAAACCGTCTTAGCGCAACAAGGTAGGCGCGCAACTGGTAACGCTATTGACTCAATGCGTATCGTTCAAAACGGCAAATTAAATCCACAACTTAGAGGGGCGCGATATATCCAAAACTTACAAACGGGTAGAGGTTCACAACCCAAAGGAATAAGCCGCAAATTTATACAGAATATTAAAACTTGGATGCTTCACAAAGGTATTGAGGGTAGCGCTTTTGCTATTGCGAAACACTTAGTACAACAAGGAACAGCTATAAAGCGAGGTCAGCCCGGTGTTAACATACGGCAGATAATGCGTGATAATATGCCAGATGCTTTAAAAGCAAGCTCAAAAGATTTACTTTTGGAGTTCAAAGGCAAACTAAAGATAAGAAAACGTGGCAATTAGTTTAGTATCAGAACCCGTAAAGACACCCGTAAGCATAGAAAGCAACGCTAACGCCGGGCGTTCTCAATTGCCTTATAACTTCTTATCAACAAGCCAATTAGAGGAAAACTATAAGGTAAATATTGATATATTAGACGAAGCGGACGCGCCTTTGATCTCCTTCACTTTTCGATATGCTGTTAAGCTTGACGGCGCTTTATTTGTAGATGTATCGCAAGCGCTTACTGAACTACACGAACGCGACGGCTCACAAAGCATACTTTACAAGCTTGAATTTTGGGAGACTTACACCGGCTTTGTTGGCGCTAAGACTAAAACCGACACGATACAAAGCATTTACGCAAGACGCCAAATTTTGCAAACCGGCGGTACTTCATTGTATGAATACTTAGCCGACGAAACGACGCTTGGCAATGTGCTTACATTCTTTGAGCTTCCGAAGTGTTGGCGACGTTGGCGACGGACAGTAAGCGTATTGATTGATGATGATTTACTAACCCGCACTAGCGAGTTTAGGCTTTTAGCTACTTACTTAGATAGCGCGGGTAACTATTTGTCAGACTCAAATGAGGAAATAATTCCAACAACGCCAGGCGTATATGATTTAACAGTCGAAGAGCCCAACACCGGCGTACCGGCCACGGCGGCTTTTGTGTATTGTCAATTCTTAACTACCGTTGGTGACTTCCCAGTTTTAAATCCGGTTACTTATAAGCTTGAAGATTCATGCAAAAACCCTATCTTGATTGAGTGGCTTAATGACTTGGGAGCTTGGGAACAGTATGTATTTGATTATAGCCAAGACGTTCAACTGCTTGCTAGTATTGGCATAGTAGCAGAAAAGGCAATAACACAAGATTATGAGAACGTAACCGAAACGAAAATAAGACTTGCCGACGACTACACGCAAAGCATCATATTACAATCGGACAACATAACGACACCGGAGCTAAACGCCTTAGCACAGATCAAACGTTCATCTAGTGTACGCGTTTTACTTGATCGAAACGGCGTTAAGTTTGTTAAAGTTATAGTTAGGTCAACACTTGACACCACCTACAACACAAAAGACGCGCGGCATACATTTATACTGAATATTGAAATGCCTAATAACTTCAACGTTTACAATTTAATAGATTACGTTGCCGACCCATTAGGCGCGCATCAAAAAATTGCATTTACTGACGGATTTAATTAATTATGGCAAAAGTAGATAGAGCAACCCAACAGGCGACAATTGCCGCCAACATTAAAGACAACACGACCGAATTTATAAACCCGGAACGCGAGCGCGAGGTAATGAATGATGAAGTTGACAGCGCGCTCTATGCTATCGACGACACGGGGAGCGCAAAAGAAATACCGTTTACCAATGAAACGGACGACGGGTTAGACTACGATCCGGAGTTCGTTTATGATAAGACGACAAAGGTCTTAAACTTAGGTGAAGGCAATGCCGCAAGCGATGTAACGGGATTATTTAAAGCCTTATCGAATGGTGGATTAACTAACATTCATACAGCCTTAAACGCTTGGATACAATACAATGGAGCAGCCACAAAGCCTTACTATATTAACATAACAAATGTAAAAGGCGGCACTTTGGCGAATTGGCGTATAAATCAATTCGGCGTAATTGAGGCCGACACCACCGACGCGAGCGGTATAGTAACCGTACACGGTGAGTTTCCAATTAAGAGAAGCGATCAACTAGGATTTTATTTGCAGTTACAAGAGACAGCCGCGACAAGCGCCGCCGACTCTTTAGGCTTTGAGCATTCAGTCCCCTCTAATTATGATACGGGAGCTGTCCCGGTTGTAGTTGAACAAATACGAAGGTTTGGCGGATTGATTGCTAACAGAGTTTTAAAGGTTTGGCGAAATTATACAACTACTGTACTACAATTAGACAACGACGGCGGACTAAGCAAAGACGGGACGAACGCTGTCAATTTTCCAAAGATGCTAGACTTAGCTAAGACAACCCCATCTGTAAAGGCCAAAGAAACATTTGCTTCTAAGCTGATGGAGTTCAATAATGGGTATTTAGGCTTTGAGTCAACATCTAGTGATAATGACCTTCGTGAATCACACAACGCCTATTATAATGGAATTTGGAATGCTATTCGTGCGGGCTATGGTGCTATCAAATCATTCACAGAATTAAGGGCTGATTTTAGTTTTTCAACTAATGAAGCCGCAGCACCTGATGATCCTTTGACAATGGTAAGTGTGGCACAATTCAGAAAAGAGGGTGCGACATTTCCAAAGGGTATAACTTCGCAGCAAACCAACACCGGCGATGTATTAGCGGGCGCAGATAAAACCTTTTGGAATACCTTAAATCGTGGTGATGTTCTATATGTTTCGTGTAATCGAAAAGGGTCAACAGATGGCAATCACATGGCGACGTGGTTAATTCAACAAGCGGGAGCAACTTCGAACACAATTATAACAGCAATCGCGGCGGGCTCTTTAGTCAGTCTTTCGACTAGTGGAGGCAACCAATTAAGAATAAACAACGATGGAGGATATACTGTGAATTACAATATATCAACAGTTATGATAAAAAATGGTGAAGGATAAATGGCAGCGCTTCAAATACTTGTACAAGGCGAACCGCTAGACCTTAACGAGGGCGAAAGCACAAGATTTTTTGTAACTAAAATCATCCAAGACTTAGGCGACTTATCGACTAGGAACAGCGACGCCACCAATACAATAAATATACCAATAACGGATGTTAATTTACGCCTACTTGACGGACAAGTACCGGAGCGGCAGCGCTTTAATGATGAGGTAACAACAAACATACAATGCGAAGTATTAGCAAACGGCATACCGCTTTTGCAAGACGCTTATTTTCTTATCAGTAGCCAAACAGAAAAGGAATTTGCACTTACCATATTTTCCGGTACTTCTAAATTTTTTAGCGCTTTAAGTGAGCAACCAATTGGCGCGCTTAACCTTTCGGCCTTAGACTTAGACTGGACGCTTACAGATGTGACGGCGATTGTTGACGAAAGCGAAGGCATAGTGTACGCTGATTCGCAATGGTTCACAAATGAAAGCTATAATTTATACGATGCACAAACAGGCGGCGTACCTCCTAACCTAGTCACTAGGATTGATGAAATGGAACTAGCTGAAAGCGGCTTTTTCATTTATTGTAAGACAATTTTAGAAGCTATTTTTGCGTCTATTCCGCAATTAAGCTTTGATATTAGCGCAATGGACAGCCGATTTGATACGATTGCGCTTGCTATACCAGTACCAATTCTGCATGATCAATTTACAAGCTTAACGGGCGTGTATGAGGAAGTGAGAAACACCACCGGCAACGCTTTGACTAGCGGCCGGGTTGTGTTTCCTACCGAAACCGTCACCGGTGTGTTATGGAACAACGTAACAGATGAATATGATTTGCCGGCGGGTACTTATACGGTGCGTTGTAGGTTCGAAACTGAAATAAGATTTGTAACGGGTATTTTATACAATGTTTATCAAGACGGCGTTTTGGTTGCATCCACAATCAACGACAGCGCAGCAAGCCAAGCGAAGCAAAGCAATCGCGAGATATTAACAACGGTAACCGTTGCAACTACTTCCAAAATTTACGTCGAAATTGCCGTAATTGTAACCGGGAACGGATATGCAAATATAGATTTTGGGCAATTTAGCGTTGAGGAACAAGGACTTGGAAGGGGTACGCGGGTAGTTGTGGCCGACTTCTTACCAGAAATTAGCCAAAGGTCATTTGTAAAGGAAGTTTTCAACTTGTTCAATATTATTCCTTTGGAACAAAACAACCTTATTACATTAGAATACTTCGACAACATAACAAAGGCCGAAAGACCTATAAAACTAGACATATCCAAGAGCAAAAAGAGTTCAACAACGCTTTTATCTTATGGCCAAACGTCACGCTTAAAGTATTCAGATAATGAAGCGGTAAGCCGTGAAGACGCGGACAGCTTCTTTGATGTTGACAGCTTGACAATTCAACAGGACGTAACAGTAATACAAAGCATTTTTAGCGCTACTGATGACAGCGTAGAAGACCCTTTAAAAGCTACCATTCCTAATTACACACTAGTTTACAATTTCAACGGAATTAATACGCTAACGGTGGCCGCCTCACCGCTTGACCAATTCACAACCTTAACCGCTCACGGAATAGAGCCCGGCGATTATATAGCGATTGACGCTAACAACAGGCGCAAAGTCATAAGCGTGCCGGATAGTATCACGGCAATTGTTGACGTTGCTTTCACCGGCGCTAGCAGTGGTTCATCTTGGCATCATTGGACGCAAGAAAAAGAAGATTTGCAAATTCATTTGGCGCTAATATCACAAAACCCGGTATTTACTAATACAATAATAAATGACGGTGGCACTAAGACGGCCAATTTACCATCATTCAAAAGGGCGTCATTTGGTAGCGCTCTTAAATGGGAAAACTTAAAAGATGATTATTATCAGGTTATTGTGCGATCTTTGGGGCGTCCTTATGTCGTGGAAGCTTGGACTAGTATGAGCGTACTAACTTTATTGGAATCTAGCAGCGTTTTACAAGCCGTTTATATTGAAAGCTTAAACGGTTGGTTTTATGTTAATAGGTTTGAACAATGGAAGCTTGACAATTCGGTAAGACTTGAACTAATTGAAGTTAATATATAATGGAAGAGGAATTAATAATTAACGCAAAAGTAGAGGGCGCACAAAAGGCGGAAAAAGACCTTGACGGCATAGCTAAGAAGACCAACAAAGCAGACAAAGCAAGTGAAGACTATTCTAACACCTTAGAAGACGGCGCTAAAAATCTTAAATTCTTTGGCGTTTCTTTGGGTTCTCTAACGTCAGGATTTAAGGCGGCAACTCTTGGCGTGAAAGCTTCCGTAATGTCATTAAAGTCTTTGCGTGTTGCGCTGATTGCTTCCGGTATTGGTGCTTTTGTTGTGGTTATGGGTTCACTTGTGGCAGCGTTTGAATCAACGGAAGAGGGACAAAACAAGTTTATCAAGCTGACCAACGCAATAGGCGTAATTGTTGGCAATCTTAGCGACGTCTTGGCGGCCTTTGGTGAACAAGTAATAAACCTGTTTACAAATTGGGAATTTGATATTGACAAGGTAACTGACGCGCTCGACAATCTAGTTAATAAGACTTGGGAAGAGGTGGAAGCCTCAAACGCTTTAAGCGATTCAATTGCGCAAACTGTTAAAGATGAACGGGCGCTATTGGTGGAACGTGCAAGGCTTGAAAGCTCAATCGCTAAACTACGATTTAAGAGCAAACAGGAAGACCAATTTACAGCTAGTGAGCGTTTGAAGTTCCTAAACGAAGCGAACGACTTACAACAATCACTAATCGAAAAAGAGCTTAAAATCGCGCAAGCTAGGTTAAAGGAAGTTAGAGAACGTAACACTTTCAGCAAGTCTAACAAAGCGGCGTTGGATGCAGAAGCACAAGCGCAAGCAAAGATATTTCAACTTGAAACGGCACGCTTTAACCAAGCACGAACAATAGAACGAGAACGCCAAACAATAGGACGCCAAGCAGTAGCAGCGCGACAAATGGAGATATTAGAGCTTGGACGCATAGAGATAGAAACGAGCGATAAGGTTGCAAAGGAGATAATCAAGAATAAAAAGGAGATTGCACAGATTGACGCTTCTACTACTCAATTTGCAATTAATAACGCTGATGAAGAACTAGCAAACGCCGTACTAGTAAGCGACGCCGCAAACAAGTTAACAAATGACACAAGCGCAAGCGGCAAAGCTATTGCAATATCAAGCACACTAATTGCAACATTAGCGGCAGCGGTAAACGCTTTCAAAGACACAAAAGGCGGCGTAGTTATTAAGGCAATCGCGGCGGCCGGTGCTACCGCTTTTGGATTGGCGAGCGTGGCCAAGATGCGTAACACACCCATACCAAAGGCGGCGCAAGGTATGTTGGTCGGTAACTCACACGCGAACGGCGGTATTAATATTGAAGCGGAAGGCGGCGAAGCTATTATTAACAAACAATCAATGGCGAACCCTAACCTTCGAGCAATGGCAAGCGCTATTAACGTGGCTGGCGGTGGAATCCCTTTCTTTCAAGACGGCGGCATCGTTCCCAACGCTTCGCTTAATCCCTTCATGAATTTAGAACAACAACTAGGAAACGCGCGCACGGTCTTGGTATTGGAAGACTTGGACACGGCGCAAGGGCGGGTATCGGTTAGTAACGCCCTAACGACTTTGGAGTAGGCTTTAGTTGTGGGGCGCGAAGGAATGAGGGGACAG